TATCTCTTACATACGTTGGTACAACTGTTCCTGCATAGCCTTCAGCAACAACGCCGGCAATGCCAGTATCTTTGGTATGGAAGACGTCGCCAACAGCACCTGCGGCTGAAACACCACTAAGCGCAATAGAAATTGTGGGCGATACCGTTCCAACAGCGCCAACTGCCGCGTCTCCCGTAATTGGGACGCCGCCGACAGACGTAACTGTGCCCACCGCACCCGAGGCTGAGACCCCTGTGAGCGCGGCGGTGATATTAGCTGTAGCCGTCCCTGCTGCCCCAGAAGCCTGAACTCCTGTGATGGCAACAGCAACCGTAACCCCGGATAACGAGGCATACGGCGTAGCTGCAAACGGGGCTATACCAAACATGGCCCTCCCCTAGACCTACAAGGTTGATTAGGTTGTGGCCAAACGCAGCAGCGCTGTCGTTGTTGTGTTGCTTGGCATAGTCAGTGTGAAGTTGCCAGCAGTGATTGTCTGCGAACCGAAGGTGTGAACGCTGACAGCCTTGTTGCTTTGAGTCGAGTTGTAAACCAGCACAGCGTCGAACGCTGTGCTCAATGTTACGTTTGTGTACGTAATCGAAGCAGAGGGTGTCCAGTAACCAACACCAGCCGTAGCCGATGCGTTGGTCGAAGAAGGAGGTGTGGCATTGGTAACGCTTACACCGCCAGCAGAATAGTTTGTACCAGTAACTTCGTCAGTGCTTGAGTATGCAGTTGTCGATGCGTTAACGGTCGCACTCGTCAAATACAAAGCCGCCTTAAAAGTGTCGGCAGTGGTTGCGGCACGAATAGGCGCTACGCCAAAGTTGTGAGTGGCAGTCATCAGTTCCCCGAGGAACGATGTGCACATTGATTGGGTGTTTGCCATGATGGTTTCCTTTAAACAATAGAAGCGGCTTCAGCGCCAACAAACGAAGGCACTTTCTTCAAGGTCACGTGAGCGGAACGGTGAACCAACTCGCCAGCAAGCCAGTATTCAACCCATGTGGTCAGCTCATTATCGTCTTCAAAGACACCGTCTTTGCGTTCTAACAAGGAGTCGTCCATCTCGCCTTTAGTTGTGTTCACCAATGCCATGAGTGCTCCTTACGAAATGCGGATGATTGCCGCTGTGTTGGTAGCAGCAGGGAACTGCACCGTGAAAGTTGTGGTGGATGTCTTGTCCGCACCGAAGTCCAGAACACAAACCGATGCGTTCGAGTCGGCGTCATAGATCAGTGCGCCGCGGGCTGTCAGTGCAGAAGTCCAAGTGACGTTGCTAAACGACAGGTATGCTGTGGCATTTCCTGTCTGGTTTCCAATAGTCGGCACCTGTGTGATTGTCAGCGCTTCACCGCCTTGCGTGTAGCCTGAAGCTACCACCTCACCGGTCATGCCGGGGGTGTATTCGGTTGTCTCAGGACCAATTGAAGCAGCGCCAGTAAACAACGCAATATTGAAGTTGCCGGCTACAAAATCGTAGTTGCCGTCAAGCAACCCGATCTTGAACGTGTTTGTTGCGCCTTGAGCAATAGCCATTACTTGACCCCGTTATTCTGAGGCAGTGGGGGCAGACGGAACTGCCCGCTACGGTACGCATCGCTGCGCTCCAGACCATCACCCAAACGTTGTGCCAACGCAAGCGCCTCGTTGTACTTAGCGTTATACAAAGCGATCAAATCGGCCTCACCCTTCATGAAAGTGTAAGCCTCAACCAAAGAACCGTATAGCAAAACGGAATCAAAGTTATCGCCCAACCATGTGGTACCCGCGGTTACGATTGACTCTGGGTAGTAGTAAAAATGCAGCTCGACTTGGTAGTTTGCATCAGGCTTAGGACCCAACATAAAAGACAATTCGTTAGAAATCGTCGAACCAGACACGGTCGGTCCAAAGATAGCGTAGTACTTGGGTAGCCCTGTGTCGGCGGCACTAGGGTACGCTTGACGAATAAAGTTTACGTCCTTGTTTATTAAAAACTCGTAATTGTTATCGGCGTCTATGACCGCCAAAGAGTACGTAGAAAGATAATCACTTGGGGCAGACAAATATGGAGTTGTAGATGACACTACGCCGATCATGTTTTTACGCAAAGAAGGGAACTGCACCGAGTTATAGATGCGCTGCTCCGCCTGCTTAATGAAAGTGTCGATCTGCGTCTTTGTAGACACAGTGCTTCCGTCAGCAAGGTACGTATCGGGGAACGTGTTCTCCGTGTACGCCTGAATGTTCGCGTAAAGTTCGTCGTAGGTCATGTTAGGCCATTGGTCCGCGTGCCATCACGCCTTTTGTAGCTGCGCCAGTACCACGGATTTTGATGCCGTCAGTCTTGGTACCTTTGTAGTCGTTGCTGCGGGTGTTGGCCACAGCGACGTTCATTTCGCGCAAGTATTTTTTGTTGTCAGCTACACCGGCCTCTTGGATCGGTTCTGACTTTGGTTGCTTGTACGTAGGCATGATTACCCCTTTGCTTTTTGGTTGGCGACCTTGGCCAGACCGCGGCCCATCTTCAACATGTCGCTGTTGGTTTTGCCGCCGGCGCGAAGCTTGGTCAAGGGTTGGCCGGGATGCTTAGCTTTTTCATGCTTGGCCACGGCTGCCTTAATCATCTTCTTGTCTTGGGCTAAATCTTTTTTGTCCATGAGGGACTCCTTACGTTGTGACTATCGTTACTGTACCAATTTCCACGGTCGAAGCCAAGTAATTCGGCGTTAAACCGTCGTCATCTAGGCTTGCTCCGCCAACAGGGTTCCACCCCCACTGAACATCACGACTGCCCTCGCTTTGAAAGCCTTGGGCAAGTATATCCGTGCTGTCGCTGTTGATGACCTGCAAGCCTGTCGTACCGGACGTGATGTAGCTGCGGTCAGGGCGTGGATTACGCACGCCTTGAGGATCGTCCACTGGGTACATACCCAACTGAAGCTGCGGCTGATCGGGGTCCCAGCACTGCGGGCACACCAACAACTCGTAGTTCTTGGTCTTGACGACCTCACGACGTAGTTCGTGCAGTTTGAAACGAGCATCGCAGCGATCGCACTGCGCGATGCTGTACTTGCCGGAAGCAAACCGGTTGCCCATTTAGAAACCGCCCCCAATGAACTGCTGACGCGGCACAAAGCGCACGGCAGCCTTCTCTTGGTCTTCGCCAGCGGCGAGCTCCCAAGCCTCATCGTACTGAGACTTCAGGACTTGAATACGATCCAACCCGCCGGGTACTTTGAGCGCCAAGTAGTAGGCCAGACCAGACGACATTGCAGGGACGAAACGAAAAGGCACGTCCATCACATTCACACCGCCGCCGGCATCCTGCACGCGACGCATGCGCCAGTACACAAACTGGTACGACTGAGCGCCATCAGGTGTCGGCCAAACGGTTACAGCAGGGAGGCGAGCCCAGTAGACTTTGGCTCCGGATGTGTGGGCTGCTGCGGTTGTGTTGTCTTGACCTCGGAAGCAGTTGTACAGAGTGTTGCCCGTGATATACCCATACTGGATGTACTCGGAGTCAATCTTGATGAAACCGGTTGACGGTAGTCCAGTGGCGTCGGTAAGAACAATCGTGGTATCTGTCGAGGTGATGGTTGTTGCAAGCGTAGCTCCTGTGTCAGACTGTTGGCCATCCAAACGCTGCACCCACACCTGAATTGGACGGGCTTGTTGCAGTTTGTTTGGGAGTGTGGCGTACGTTGACACGCTGATACGCGTGATTGTCAAATCGGCTTGATTCGACTGTTGGTTGGCCTGCGTGCGAATCACGTGTTCGAGCAGGTCCACGGTGTCGTTGGGCAGAGCATAGGTGTTCTGGCCTTGAACCAAGTCAATGGTCCCTTGCTCGAACGTCCACATGTTCACGCCACGGTTCGCCCAGTCGGCGAACAAAAGATTGAGACTGCGTCGTGCAGTCTTCAGGTCGTAGCCAGTGCGCAGCTCTGAACCGACGCGCTCAAACGCTTCCTCGACCAGTTCGGTGAGGTCTAGGTTAAAACCAGTGAGTCCAGAGGTGTTTGCCATTTAGCATTTCCATCGCGCCAGAGACGCTGCTTTACGAGTAGGCTTACCCTTCTCGTCTTTCATTGGACCGGGCATACCGGACATACGGGCGCAGAACGACTTCTTGCGTGCCCCGCCTTGAGGCTGAGGTGCCTTCAAGTTACTGCCGGTTGCGGCATTGTACTTTGCACGACCTTTTGCAGTAAGCCCTGCACCTTTCGATACAGGGAGTTTCTCACCGCGACCGACGGCAAGTGAGGGGGTTTTCTTTTTAGCCATCACTTCCCACGCAGTTTGCCTAATGTTTCGGCAAGTCGAGCACGTTGGCCCAACTTACCGGGTTTCTTGGCAGCCGCAGCCAGCTTCTTGGCAGGAATCGGTTCGCCCTTCTTGGCGCCCAACTCTGCACGCAGAGCACCGGGTTTCTTGATGGCGTCCTTGATCCAACCGCCTTTGGCAAAAGCCTTGACTTCGTTGGGATCATCCTTGCGGGTGATCGTCTTGCCTTTTGGCATTTTAGAGGGGGAGATGTCCCCCATACCACGGCTGGCCATCATGGCTTACTTCTTGCCTTTGGCCATGCCACCACCGCACATGCCGAGCGGCTTGCCACCCTTCATGACGATCTGCTTGCCCTTGGTTTTACCCTTGGCAGCGACGCCGTCGCGGCTTGGAGCTGCGGTTTTAACTGAACCCATTTTGGCTTTGGTGATACCGTTGCCTGAACCTTTTGTAGCCATAAGGCCTCCTGATTTAAAAGTTTGGCCTTTACTGGCCTTGCTGAACTCTTTGGCAACCTTTGAAGGGATGCCGACCTTTTTGGCGAACGCAGGGTTGTGAGCCGCAGCGTCCATCAAATGCTTTTGTTTCTCACTGACCGCTGGCATGTTTGTTCTCCATAAGGCGGTCCAATTTCTCATCCAAGCGATCAAGCCGGTCCAAGACGCGGTTAATGTCGGCATGGACTTCGACTTTGGTGACGTACTCTTTCGCGACTTCTTCGCGGGTGCGGTTGAGGAGGATCGTGACGCGTTTGAGCTCATCTGACTTATCCTTTAAGACCCAACTTAGCAGCCCAAGACCCGCTGTGAGTACGACATTCCAAACAGTGTTGTCCATGGTTTAGCCGTAGAAAATCGTGACTGCGTCAGCACTACCTGTGTCACAGAACACGCCATTCAAAGCACGAACGCCTTCGCCGGGGATCACAACAGTGTGTGAGCCAGCAGCAGTCACGCCAATCTTGAACAAAACTGTACCTGACGCAGCCGAAGCGTTGTCATAGAAAGTCACTGGGGTTGAGCCGCCGGCAGCCGAAGACACGTATGCGCCTTTGATGCGAACGGGATACGTAACCATTGCAGCGTCACTGGTCGTGTACGCGCTTTTTACGTCATATTGCATTGCCATCTTGTTGCTCCGGTTCTGGTGCTTCTAAGCGGTTAATCAACATCTGGTACGCCTCGATTGTGCCTTGGGCTTTGAGCAGGAAGGCCTGAGCCTTCCCAATCTCTGCGTGCAAGTCAGCAATCTCTGCCGCCAGAAATTCCTTGGTGATTTGCATTAGCTGAACGAAGCGTAAGCAGGCACGTAGTACGTAGTACCAGCGATGCGAACCTTGATGGCTTTAGAAACTGTGGACACGGCAGTCGCAGTAGCGGCAATCGTGGCGGCTGGGCCAGTTTCAATGTTGACCAAGTTTTGCACTTCACCAGTTTGCGAACCGCTGTCAGTCACGCGGATGAACGCAGAAGTTGCGGCCAAAGTCACGTTGCTGTTGTAGTTGGTGTCGAGCTGCAACACGGCCAAAGTGCCGCCGGGGGTTGTGGCAGAGCCGCCCAAAGTAGCGCGAATAGCGTTGGCTGCACCAGAGATGGTGCCAGTTGTGTTGATCTCAGTGGAGATGTGTGCACCGTTGATCGTGCCAGCAGTGGCTGCGCCAGCGCCAGTCACAACAGAGAAGAAACGAGCTGTTTCGCCAGAGCCAGTCGACGTGAAAGTCAACTTGTCATACACCAAGCGAGTGTCGCCAGTGGTGGCAGAAGTAGTCACATACGCAGCGTCAACGTTTTGAGCTGTGGTGACTGCAACGGGGGAAGTAGAAGAACCGGTGATGAAGCCGTTAGCCGATGCTACGGGGCCGGTAAAGCTGGTGCGTGCCATGTTTGTGTCCTTACATGCAAGTTGAGGGCGTAGTCTGCATGTCGTCTGCTCGGTCAGTCATACGCCCCGGAAAATCCGAGATGGTGTGAATATACACCTGTTTTTGGAAAAAGAAAAGGAGCCGAAGCTCCTTTTCTAAGTTGCCGCTTAGGCGCCGGCAGAACCCCACATACCGAGGGGATCAGACCAACCGAAGCTGTAACGCTCGCGAGCCTTGTAACGCACGTTGCCAGTGTCAAAGTCACCGTCCATGCTGTTAGTCAGGGCTGAACGCTCGAAATGCTTCAAGCCGTTTGGCACGTCTGTAGTCAAGAACCAAGCGTTGCTGTCTGTCAAGAAGTGGTTGACAGTGTAGCCACCGGGGATTGCACCCATTTGCTTGATCGCGTTGATGTCGTTGTCAGCGGTTGCAACACGCAACTCGGTGTCGAGCAAACGCTTGGCCGTGAACATCAATGCTGGTGGGATCACCAACTTGACAGGCTTGGCAGCGATCAACAGACCACGTTCGTCGGTCCACGCAGCGATTTGAATCACAGCGTTTTCCAAAGAAGTCTCGTTCAAGTCAACTGCGACAGATGGGCTGTTGTAGTTAACGCCGCCGTTCACCAAGGGGTGACCAACGCGGCTGCCGCCGGAGCTGACGCCGAACAAAGACACACCGTCACCGCCCAAGTAAGAGCCGTTAAAACCGTTGTTGATAACGGCAGCAGCTTTAACTTGCTTGGTATAGGCCATGGCGCGTGCCAAAGACTTGGTGTAACGAGCAGACAGGCTGTCGTACAAGTTGTCTTCAACAGCTTCTTCAGTGATCGAGAAGCCCAAGGCGATGGTTTCGTGGTTGTAGCGTGCTGTGAACGCTTCTTGCGCATTGTCATAAGCAATGGCAGAACCTTCG